CTGCTGGGGAAATTATCCCTGTGTTACTGGTGGTATCATACCCAAATCCCACCCCTTTTGAGGACGCGCCACTTTCTCTAATATCCACATTTCTTGTATAATTTCCCTGAACCACAACACCAGTACGATGCATCGTTAACGGGAAAGTCGGACTCGTAACCCCAATTCCAACAGTTGTGGTGGATGATATTGCGCCTGTTACTGCTAGTGCCCCAGAGTTCACAGCAGCCAGCGTAGAGGTTCCTGATGCCGACAGCGTAGTAAAATGCGCCCGCAGACCCACCCGTAAGAGTAAAGGTATCGGCTGCTTGGTCAAGGCTTCCAACGGTTATCCATGCATCATTGTCGGCGTTGCGTTGTTTAAGCAGGTTTGGTGTCGCAGATGTATCAACCACCATTGATGGGCGAACATAGTGCTAGGCTCTGTCGCTCCTGAGTTGTTGCTTGCCAATGCTGGCAATGCGTCGTTTAAGTCAGCGCGAAAAGCTGGAAAACCCTGATTCGCAATACTCATATCATGTTGGGACATCTTATAACTCCACTCCGTAGCCTTTGGCTACATAATCAAAACTTCGGCTTACAGCCGTACCAGATGAATTTTTAAAGGTTATTGTAAACCCCGTGCGAGACTTTGAGGTGATTTCGTAGTAGTCGCCTGTCTGCATATCCTGCGCCCCAATGCCGATTGCCGGTGTTTCCCTAAAGCCTTGCGCAAACGTTACAACCTTTGCGCCAGCACCAGAAACAACATCATTCCCAGATATAGTGCGGTCAGGCATGTCGACGTTAACGCTCAACTGAGTAACTTTGGGTGTGGCTTGTTGGTCTGTCGTGCTTAACTTAGCCCTAAACTGAATGGCGCGTGCCCTTATGTCAGTAACTGCGAACGATTGCCAGTCCGACCATGTAGGCGTGCCGCTTGGGTTGTCCTGAGTATGCCTCGCCTCTATTTGTACGTCTGTATCATCAAAAGCGTTTACATCGCCTTCAAAGTCGCCTTGCCGAGCGTCAAACAAACCTTCAGCCGAATCAAACAATACAACATAGTCTAAGCGTATGTGTTCGACATAGGCTGTGCAACGTGATATGTAAATTGCGCCCAAGTCAATGTCAGTTGCAAAGTAGTAGTATCCAAACGCCTCTACGTTACCAGAGCCGCCATCAAATAAACCACTCGCATCATCAAAATCGCCAGACACAGCGTCAAACAACAGGCTAGTGTTTAAAACCAAAGAATTTTCGTCATCAAGCTCTACTATGTCGTCAAACGTGCCGTTAAAATCTGGCGCTTCGTTTATTGTCTGAACAAAGTTAAGAGACTCAACCGCTGCAATGTTTGTGTCTAAAGCAATACTTGTTGGAGTGATGGATGCCAAGCCTAGCTTATCCACAGCTTTAACAAAGTAAGTTCCGTTTCGTGCTAGGCACAAATACAGACGTTGCTGGTCGAGATACCTTGGGAACAAGAGACACCGAGTTCTCATAATTACTACCGTTCTCAGGTGACGCATAACGCACGCGATAATACGACAAGTCAAGGTCTGGGACAGCGTTCCAAGTCAGCAAGTATTGATTGCCAATCAGGTTGCCGGTTAACCCTGTAACGTTTTCAGGAGGCGCAGTCTTGCCGATAACTTGGTGATTAACGGTTGCCCAGTCAGACTTAACGGCAATGCTGTTTACGGTTCTGGCACGAACCGAGTAAGTCCGGTCATCTTGCACGTTGACTTGCTCAAATACGCTACCACCAGACTGGCCCATGTTGACCCATTCTGTTGTGCCTTCTAGCTTAGATTGCACCTCAAAACCGATGGAAAAGCTGTTACCACTTGACACTCTGGCAAACAAAACAGCGGTTACATCCTCGTTATATGCCCTCAATTCATCACTAACCAATAATGTCGGTGGCGTTGTATCAAATGGGTCGGGTAGGTTAGATTGTGCACTGGCAGGCTGCTGTTTGTCGCTGACCCAAGGGTAAACCGCTGCAATGTGTTCAACCATAGAAACAGATACCGTGCCTTCGTAATTCAGCACCAGACGGGTAACGCGGAATTCTTTAGCGTTCCATGCTGGCGTTGGATGCGTGACCGTGACAATATCACCGACCACGCAATTGAGTGCCTCGGAGGTGGCTTCTAGCTCCAAACGGATACCGGCAAGCCTAGACGCTAGAACGGCTGTCTTTGCAATGTTACGCGCCTGGTAGTAGTTTGTAACTGTCGTTAGGTTGATTTCAGTACTTAGCTCAATATTTGAATCTTCCGTTAAGTACGTTGATGCTTGTGCGCTGTCAGCGTCAGGCCATATCACCGCATCGGCCTGCCAGTTTGCTTCAGGGTTAACAAACTTGGCCGTTACTTTGTTGAACTTTGACGACTTGCTAGAGCCGGTCATGCTAAAGCCGCCAATAATGTTGTCGGTCGTAAAATCAAACGTACTAACTTTATCCTTTTCAACAAACAAACGATACTGCCCATTTTGGTAAGGCATGATGCCTTGCATACCAGATAGAAATACTTTAACGTTGTCAAACAACGGTTTACTAGTAAGAATTAAAGCATTACAAGAAAACGCCTTAACTTCATCGCCGCCGTCGTATGCTGGAACAACTACGTCGCAGTCGTTGGCTGCCGCGCTAAATGTTGTGTCGTCAATTACATCTACCGGCAAACCTTTGCCATATCGAGCGTTTGTTAAATAATCACGTAAGCACAATGCTGGATTGTTTGAGTAAGCGGTTGTGCTTGTTCGCGGGTCGTAAACCTTGCGGCCTTCAACTTCAGCGTTAATTGTCGGCAAACCGCTAAATACGTCTGAATTGTAAGTTAGGCGTATGCCGAGGTAAGCAATGCCGTTTAGAGTATCACTAGCACCCCAACTAGGTGCGTCAACTAGCACACTGCTAGCAACCTGACCGTCAGTGCCTAGTTTTTTATCAATGCTGACCTTGCTAAAGTACTTGCTACCAGAGGCCAATAGCTCGTCGTTAATGTAAATATCTCCAATGCTGTTCACCTCGCCTTCAGCTAGGACTAAACACATATAAAGGTAAGTATTGGACGAACCGCTTGTTTCGACAAATACTATAGTGCCACCTACTTTACGCTTGCCGTAGATAACAGGTATTTGTTCAATGTTTATCTGTTTGTTTACCAGTGCACCTCGGGCCTCTTGCCCCAAGTCTGGCTGGTCTGGTTGCGGTATAAGCCATGAAATAACGTCGCCAATGACGCTAGATACAATCTTAAACGATTTCTTAACAAATCTTCCAAGAGGTGACCTAACGATAAAGCTCATTAGGTCACCTCTTTAGTCATAACAGTAGCCATAGTCTTGTATCCAAACTTACGTGCGAAGGTTTTAGGGTTTCGTTGTGTAGCAAACACAATATGGGTGCAATTGTTGGCCTTGGCAAGCCTAGTAAATTCCGCGTCCCACCAAGCGCCGTCACCATAGCATTGTACGATTGTTAGCTCATTGCCTGCAATTGTGTAAGAGCCGAAGCCATGCTCGTTTTCGGTGTAGTTTTCAGGCTCTATGCTATCGTCACCAGAGCGCCGCATGTAGTCCAGGTGACGACTGTTTACGCTTTGCCCCATTTTTATATCTTTGATGCTGTTGGCAGCGTACCTAAACCCCCGTATCGGCTGGGAAAAAGTATTGCTGCGAGTTTGTGTTGGTCAACCTTCCAGCCTTGCGCTCAAAGTCTGCCCAATGCGAGGCGCAGTTAAGCGTAATCACGGATGAATCTCCAGAGTCTTGGATTGAATAGCCTGTTATTTGCCCGTCAAAGGTAATAATAGCATCGCCAATAACCTCGCCAGCCGTGTCTAATACAGCTTTCCAAAGCCTAACCCGCCGGTTAATGTACTCTTGGTTTAAGAATATGGATACATAGCTTTGCTCTACGCCTGAGAGCCTGATTTGCACACTGCCCACCCGCAGGTCTTGCGTCTCTTGTGGTTGGCCAATGCTTAACAAATGGCCGACCGGCAAAAATGTATTGCCGCCGCTAACTACCGCATGGAAATTATCAGTTATGCGCTGTGTTGTTGCAAAATCAATTTGCACCAGGTGGCACAGCCGTATTGCGTCAGACTGTAGCGCAGTGATGGTTGAAGCATTTATTGAACGAGTCACAGCACTTCTTCCATATCCACCTCGTAGGTGTAATACTCAAACT